TTAAGTGCGCGCCTTAATAGTATAGATAGAATGGACGTATTTTTGGTTGCACCCCCGGGTTTTGTGCGTGTGGGAATTATGTTAGCTCCGGTCACGATGCCGAATGCAGCCGCAACATCACTGATTCCCAGTTCATCCATCACAGTTTCAGATGCAATTATCCATAGCAGCTGATTAGCAGTAAGTCCGCAGTCTCCGTCATAACAATATATTCTGGCCACTTATACTATCCTTATGCGTATGTGTTGTTGCTTATCTGATCCCAGCCTGCGGAAACTTGTCCGACCAGCAGTCCGGATTCTCTGCTTTGCTGCGAATAGATCATCTTGACTTTGGCATAGTCAAAGCGAATGACCTCTTCAGGAAATGAAGAGGGTGTTCCATCGAAAAGGTTTCCTGACTCAACGCCGCTGATGATTACTTCTTCAAATGTGACTTCCATGTACTTTTGTTTTTCTCCACCTGCACGGTACAGGCTCAAAATTACCTTCTTCAGATGTTGGCCAGCGCAGCAGGCTTGAAAGATTTTTGGTGTCGATGAGTCAACCAGCTTCACGATACTGAAATCACTGAGATAGACCCGGCCTACGGTTGCACCGCCCGAAGAACTGGCAGTTCTAGAAACACCTTGCGTCGCCGCCAGATTGAAGGCAGTGGCCTCAATCCAGCCCTCGTGGGCCGAGTCCCTGGATTCTCCGGCGATACCGTCAATCCAGATAAATGCGTCAAATGCCATTCCTGCTCCTTGGAAATGAATTTTACAGTTGAGGCCGAGTAACCTCCTCAGTGAAGGCTAACGTAACGAATTTCTATTTGCACCCCCCTTCAGGTTTGTCATGTGTCATGTCTTTGTCTGCCACGGTGAGTGTCTTTGCGCTTTGGGTGGCCTCAAGCGACGTCATCAGGCCAGATCGACGATGGCTCGGGCGCCAATCAAGGGGAATACGTGAGTCTTGAACCTGCTCATTACGGTTTTGGAGTGGGGTGGTGCCCACTTGGCATACAGTCCCCTGTGCCAATCCAGCGCTACATTTTTGAATGTGCGGCCGTTGATAGCAGCAGCGGTCTCGGCGTTGCGCTTTGACTCAACGGGGCCAACGCCATTCGCCAATTATCTTTTCTCCTTGAGCCGTTTCGGCACCAGGAGTTGAAAAGAAAGATGTCTGGCTGAAAAGTCGGGTAAATTCACAAGTCCACCAGACTTGATCAATAATCTGCTAGGAGGAGATATAATTGTTATCTGCGATTTGTTGGCTTTTCGAGTTGTTCCTCAAGTCACGAACCCTAGGTTTTTAAGTCTTGCTGCGAGTGAATTAGTGGGCGATACGGATTTGAATTGAGTGATTAATGTTTGCGCTTGCTCGCTGAAGCTTTTGGCATTCCATCTATATAAAATATGTCTGATGCTGGAAATCCTTCGGTGTCAAACTGTCTCTTTATTGCATTCAGCTTTGTCAAAGTATTTCCTAGGCTTCCAACGTTTATTAGTACGAAAATCCCTTGGTCAGTGTTATCTCCACGTTTATAAATTTCAAGCTGCGTGTCATAACCATGTAGTGCCGCGCCATTGGTAGATAGTTTGAATTCAATGACTAACTTGCATGCATTGCCAGTTGAAATTTTAAAGTCGACAGGCCCATTTCCAGAATTTGCTTCAGGTGTAATGTCGAGGTCGTAGGCTTCACAGAAAACAGACGCCATGCTAAAGAAAAGATTTTGTACTGTCTTTTCACTCCTTGGTTTTTCATCAAGCCAGAGTTCTTTCCAAAGGCCGCGGTTCTCAATTTGATTTTTGAAAATGTTCAGCATATCTATTATGACGAGTTTTAGATTCTGAGCGGTATAATTTCCCTTTAGAGTATTTATTGTCTTCGAAGTAAGAGATGTATTGTTGTTGAAGACTTCTTTCCAGAATGCTGGGTTTCGTAACTCTTGGCTGATGTTGTTTATCGAACCAGTTAGGTTTCGTTCAAGTGCATCAATTCGCTCGGCTAATTGTTGCGTGTCTAGGCTTTTGTTGTGTCTTAGTCTGTTTATATAGCTAATAATTTGGGTGGGGGTAGGGGCAATGTGCATCTCGACTAATAACTCCATGGCATTACTTTGCCATTCGGTGCCTACGTGCTTTTCAAAGTTGTGAGAGAGCGCGATATCCCAAAGGGCCTGTCGCATATCAGTCGAAAAATCAGAAAGGAAATCAACATCAGGCGGTGTTAAGAGATACTCAAGGCAGTAGTCCTTCTTAAAAGGTTTTTTGATATTGGTGATCATTCTAATTAAGCCGGCACTGATGCATGCCTTTCGAAAACTCTCGTTATCATGTGATTGAATTGTTTCGAATAATTCAATCAATGGGGAGACATTGTTGAGTCTCGATATGGAGAACTCTCCGATGCCATCCCATATTTCATTTGCTAGCACGAACCCTCTATCATCAATAAGCGCATATGGAGTAATTATACATACGTGGCCATCTTCAAAAATATATGCTCTTAGGCCTTTGGTTTTATAGATGTAGTTGTGTGCGCTTGAGCCGGCAGCAGTTATGCCATCATGAAGTAAAACAGCTTTTTTCTTATAGAATTCTCCCTTGTTGTTCATGCGAGTGTTTCCTGCCATGGGCAAGTGTATTTCTGTGAGTGGCTCTGCTATGACATGAAGGTTTTCAGGAAGCAATTCAAAAAGTATATTTTGATCGAGTACCAGCTCAAAAATTTCCTTTGATAAGCTTACCAGGTCAGCCTCGATTCCTTTCGACTCCCTTACTCTTGTTTCCAGCAGTTTCTCCAATACGCTCAAATCAATGCTCCTAAAGTTTAAAGTTGAGATTGGTTATGATCGCCATATGTTATTTTGCTATCGATGGTTGGGGTTGATCAAGCAGTATCGAATTTCTAGGTAGAAACGTATACGTATCAGATCCCACTCAACGATTGAAAACCCATGACATTTCTAGACGTCGAGCCAGCAGCCGGGCCGTAAGCACGTAGTAGCGTGTCGCCTGACTGCGGTGGCACATGCGATGTTCTAGAGACCAAGAGGTATACATTTTCTGCCAACCTCGGAGAAAAGGAGACAGACTTATTTAATGGCACACATCAATCAGCGCCAAAAAACATTTGTCCCCTTTGCTAACTTTTCTAAAGCTATCCTAATTGATGTTGGTGAGACCTAAAGCCTTACTGATAAGTTGTGGGTTGGTCTGAGGTCTTTCTATTTTTGAAGCAGCTGAAATAGATACGCTAAAGCCACGCTGAGAAAGATTGTCGTAGGCGTGCACTAAATTTACCTTGCTAAAAAAAGGTAAGTTATCTTTTACCGTGCTTGGCTCATCTCCAAGTATTAAAAATACTACCTCGTAATCCGAACTCTTAAAATTATCAATTGGTACGAGGTCTCGCGCGGCATTGCCAAGCGTGGCAAGAACTTTCCTGGCTGATTTTCTAAAGTCACGGTCTCCGAGCAATATTTCTGCAGCGACACTGCCTTGAGCAAAAAGATGACTCAAGCCGGCTGAACCACCTTTTCGATGTTTTACATGGATAAACTGCTTTGCTGACGTAAGCAGGTCGCATAGTTCAACGGAACTTGTTGATTTGTTACTTTTAATAAGTCTTTTATCTAGTAAGTAATAGCTATGCGCTTGAGCCGCTCTGATGTTATAGTCGCCTTCTGCTTCGATTTTGGATTTATTGCTTTCTTCCCATGTATGTATTTGCGGAAATCGAAGAGGTGAAACGGCGATCTGTGCCAAGCTCGCATTTGTTCTTCCCAGGAACGAGTTGTCGATTTCATACCAAGCTCCACCAAAAATCATGGTGGTTTTGTTTGTTTCAGCGACTTCGTAGTATATGCATTTGTAAATCGAGTGGCTAAATTCATTGTCGTGTATGTCAAAAACGTGTAGCTGGTCCCGTTTAATTGATTCGATAGAGACCTTAGTGGTGTCGATATTAGCCAAGTATAGGTCAGTGGAAATTGTAGGCGTTTGATTGGATTTTGTGCGTGTAAAGCTGAATCCCGCGATTGAATCCCACTTTTCAATTTCTGGCAGAGTTAAAACTATATTTGCGTCGCGAGCTTTAATGGCTGCCAATAGAATAGCATCGAAGTAATCTACTCGAGACTTTTCCTTGACTTTTCTAACGTTGTCGACCCACAGAAAGTTATCTTTGTAGTCATTTTTTTGATATTGAGATTTCAGCGTTCTAGCTATATCGACTAGATCGTGTATCTCCATTTCTATACCGAAAGAAAACATAGAGTCGCCACCCGATATATTCTTAAACTCGACGCCAATTTTTGGAGTGCCGGTGACCGCTCGCAAAATGTCTTTAGAAATGTCGATGCCAAAAACACTTATTTCAGAGTCTCGCGTGGCTTGTGACTTTTTCTGCACAGGCTGATCGTCAAGGGTATGTATGTCAACGCTTCGAAGGCTTTCATGATCAAGAGTATTTAGTGCTGTTTTAAGTCCAAAATCTTGGACAAAAAATGATAGATTTATTAAGTGCCTGCCATAACCGAATGCTATTGCAAATACATCATTATCAACCCTTATGAACAGAACCGCTGAACTGGATTTGTTACCGATATCCGTAACGGTTTGCCCAGCAATTTCGTCAGCTATATCTGACCAATTTGGCTTTTTTTCAGTTGCACGCTTTACGTATAACACGCCATTGAGGTCAAGGCTTGAGGCAGTCTCATATGCAACTACGTCTTTGTCCGCAGCGAGAAGTTCAGCAAAGCCACTGTAGGTGACTTCGGGTTTTTTCAAGAAAATATTGAGATGGCGATATTTTTTCCCTGGCATCGCTTCTTCCCTAACCTAAGGTAGTGGCTATTAGCCTTTATTCATTGATATTGCTTCAATCTGCTAGCTTTGACAACCCCTGTTTAGTCAGCCCACTGGCCAGTGGCAGCGGTAGCCTGTGACGGTAATGACTAATTGGTAACTCGACCTATCGACTTAAAAATTATGGTGGCGTCTTCGCGTGCTGTTTTTTATGAGGTTTTGGAGGAAGTAATTTCCTTTAACTCAAGGCGTCGAGTGTCACCTCAAAAAGTCAGTAATTTAACTAAGTCTATGAAACATAAGGATTTCTAAGGTGGGTTGGCGGACCTTCGTATCAGGACCAGGGTTGACCATTGGCCAGCCAGCTTGGCCGGACCTCATGTCCATTTTCCAGCCTGCAGTGGGGCCGACTGAATTGATTGCAAAAATTAACGGTCACGGGGAGGGGACAGTGTTCTCGGGATGGCACAGCTGCCCATCACAAATTCACCATGACATTCAATCAACGCTATTAGAAATAGTCTCTAGCAATTAGATCTAGAGTAGTCCCCACGTCATCTCGCCAAGAATGTTGAGTGTTATCAGGGCTCAAGGCCCCTGCGGCCTGTAGGGATGTCCACTAACGCGGGACTGACGGCTCCTTACGACCGGGAGCATGGGTTTCTCATGCTCTGGCCTCCTAAGCACCGATAGCGGTGGGCGGGTTGAGGCCGCGTTGGCTAACGAAACCAGCACCGCGAGATCCTGAATCGGGCGAAGGCAGCTATGCGGTGACCGAGGCATGCCTGGCTGTCAGCCAGGTGCAGTCCAATCCATGGTCTGCGGCACCATCATCTACACCGCTGTTGCTGGTAACTTCGGTGTTTGTCACGCCGATTGTCACGAGGAGGATTGCGGCAAAGCCAAGCGCGACAAAGGCTGCAGGATGGTCTGAGCGCCCGGTTATTTCTGGAGGCGGGCAAAGGATTGGCGCAGGGAACCGAGAAGGCGGATAAATTGCTGCAGCGTAACCGGAGAAAAAATTACTTCGAGGCGAGGTTTCGTTACTTTTAACGGCGAAGCTTCAATTCCCTGACCCGCTTGATAACGTACTGCTCGAACAACGGATGATTCACTACAGCTTCGTATCGTTCGTAATTCGAGAACGCCCGATATACCGCACCGCAAATATCGTGCTCGCTTTGAGTTTTGTTTTTGTTGCAAGCGCCTGCCAAGATAGCGCTGACGCTATTAAGGTTCGCATGCATACCTGTTTCGTTGAGTATATCGATATAAATTGCACGCCAAGGTCGCGGGTCAACCTCCTTGATCTCACGGCCTACAAACCACCAGCTAACAAAGCGCTGGCCATCAATTACGAACTCTTCGTATCGGTTGTCCGCCATGAAGCAGTCTGGGCCAGTCAAGGCGCTCTGTGTGAGCAGTGAGGGAGCGGAGGGCGATCGTTGTCCATTAAGTATGCGTGAATCGCTATCAACCTGGGCGCAGATTATCGGCGTTGGCAAAGATCTGAATAATTTGTAGAAGGTCGCCTCTCTGGATGCACCCACGGTGTCTTGCACCTTACGAAAGTAGGCCTCGACGGTGTCGGCATTTTCAAACTGATCGACCAGCCAATCTGAAGGCATGAGCAATTCTGCAGCGAAGCGATTGGCTTCGGTTTCCATCTGCATGTAAGCAGCATCTGCCTGATGAGGGGCGATGTGCGAAATAATGGTGCCGGTGTGCCAAGGGATAACGATGTGCCCGAGTTCATGGGCCAAGGTGAATTTACGACGTTTCGCCGGAGCTGATTCGTTGACCAATATTCGAGGTTTTTGTGTGCTGCCGATTCCGATGGTGATGCCATCGACGTCGTAGGGAATGTTCAGGTATTCGAGTTCGCCGTATTCGGTGCAAGGGCGTCAAATGGGGGAAGTAGATTGCGTCTGGCCAGCACACGGCGCGCCATTTTTTCCTCTGGATACATCAGATCTTGCCAACGCTGCGCAGCCAGGCTTCCACTTTGGTCGCTTCGGCTACTGAGCCTGCGCGAGCGGCCATTTTAGATCTGTCCTGTGCGAGCTCTTGCTCCAGAGAGGTGCCCCGTTTTCTGGCGGCTAACACGAAAGAAAGCACTGACGGGGCTGTTGCCCATATTTGATATTCCTCCCAGCTCATGCCGAGATACTCATGCAGCTCCACGTCTGCACCTTCGCGTCCTTCATGCCAGTCCTCGACAAACTGATCGATTTCTTCTTCCAGTACGCTTCCTTCAAGGCAAAGCTCAATAAAACTCATATGAACCTCTCAGTTCGGTTTGATTCTTCGTCCGCGGACGGCGGGCTTCAAGGAAAGCCCTGTATCAGGGCAGACCGAGCCCAAATGGAAGCCGCGTCGGTCGAAAACTTCAAACTCGCCATGGAGCGAATCCCATGAATAGTATCGCTGCTCTACGGCATCAAAATAATACTTACGGCCACCTTCTGCATACGCGACTCTGAAACCGCTGACAATAGAGGGATTGGGTCTCGGCTTGCCACCCATCCAACATTCCTTATCCTGACGTTGGGCTCGGCATCGCTGCCAATGAGCTGAAACTATAGCCCAAGCTGTTCGGGGCGAGTGGCTTCGGGCGGTACTGATTGGTATCAAGAAATCGCAGATTGCTGCTTTGCTTTCGAAACGAAAAAACCCGCCAAAAGGCGGGTTTTTCGGAGATCTCAAAGGCTGCAAAAACCACCTATGAAATCTTGTATGGTGCCGGCACCAGGAGTCGAACCCGGGACCTACTGATTACAAGGAAGATGCTTTAAACCTATAAATCAATGGCTTACAGATTTTCCTATTACGTCAAAAGTTTCCCAAAACCCCGCTCAGCCGGGGGCGATCGTTCCTTGTTACGTGGCGAAAACCGCCTCGAAATGCTCCAAATGGCGCTAATGCTGCTCGCTGAGTCTTGCCTTTGTACTCGACGCCAAATTTGCTCTGTGGCTTTCCCCAAGCTGCCGTAGTAGCGTTACGCCCTTACCGATTGGATCAAGGGCTTGCGAGCCCAGCACGGAGCTCCAAAAATGGATTTTCTTGAGTCACTCAATTCTCTGTCCGCGAAAGTTCGGCAGCAAGCCGCCTCGATTCAGACAGAAGAGGCAACCAAAACAGCTCTAGTCATGCCGTTCATTCATATGGTGCTTGGCTACGATGTGTTCGACCCTTCTGAAGTCGTGCCCGAATACACCTGTGATGTAGGAACGAAGAAAGGTGAGAAGATTGACTATGCCATCGTAAAAGATGGAAATATTCAAATTCTTATTGAGACAAAGAAGGTCGGCGAACCTCTTAACATAAATCATGCTAGCCAGCTTTTTCGGTATTTCCATGTAACGACTGCAAGAATTTCAATACTGACAAATGGTAGGGTTTACAAGTTTTTCACGGATCTTGATGCACCTAACAAGATGGACGAAAAACCATTCTTAGAATTGGATCTTCTTGCAATCGATGATCATGCGATTCCTGAGCTTCAAAAGCTGACCAAATCATCTTTCGACGTTGATTCAATTCTAAACGCAGCTGGTGAGCTAAAATACGTCGGTCAAATAAAGCGCATGATTGCTGCTCAGTTCAGTCAGCCTGATGACGACTTCGTCAGGTATTTCGCATCCCGTATCTATGAGGGGGCTATCACTCAAAAAGTACGTGAACAGTTCACCGTGTTGACGAAAAAAGCCACCTCGCAATTTCTGAACGACCAAATCAATGATCGATTGAAGTCAGCTATGAGCGGGGTCACCGTGCCTACCGTCGCTGAACAACTGATAGAGGCCAATACAAGTGTCGAGAAAGATGCTTCGGTAGAGGATCGAATAGTTACTACGGTAGAAGAGATGGAAGGCTTTCACATCGTCAAGTCTATCATACGCACGGTGGTGGACGCTAAGCGGATTAACCATCGCGACACCCAAAGTTACTTTGGTATTCTCTTGGATGACAACAACAGGAAGCCTATTACACGGCTACATTTCAATCGTGCTCAAAAGTACATTGGTATATTTGAGAAAGATAAAGGTGAAACTAGGCATCCGATAGCAACTCTCGATGATATATACAGCTTCAGTGAAATGCTAAAAGAAACAGCCTTACAATACGAAGCGAGTTGAATTTCAATTTTAATTGAAAATTAGTAGGGCGTCGAAGATGAAAGCTTTTCTGGCGCACTGTTTTTAGGGTTCCTATAGCGCGCCTTATGTTCAATCGATCCCACAAAAAGCCTGCTCTTACGGGCTTTTTCGTCGTCTGCTGGACGCCAGAGGTACCGCTCGGCAAGTGATGGGCTGGGGCGCAAAAAATACTGCAGGTCCTAGGCTCTGTACGTAAAGTGGCTACGCATCGGTAATGCTGCGTTAAAAACAGGCTCGGAATGCTCATTTACAACCCGTAGACTTCGCTTCCTACCCCGTTTTTGCCTTGTCTGACCTTCGCCGGCGACTTTTCGTACAGAGCCTAGTTGCGTGGAAATGTCGGGCATCACCCCTTCTTTGAAATACTGATTAGGGATCAATCGAAAGCGAAATAGCGGTATCTGATGCTTTTCAGTTGTCGACTAAAAACGGTTGCACTTATCCGCGTAGCTATGTCCATAAATCAGGACGAAACCTACCAACTCAACACTAAGAAACTCTAAACTCGTTTACGCAGTATACGTCGTAATTCAAGTTGTTATAGTGATCGATCAAAGCTTTAAGCATCTGGGGGGCTTCACTACGGGATGATTGAAACTCACCAAGATTGGGATCGAACAATTTGAACCTAGTTCCTTCACAAGAACTAGCGATTGCGTGGCCTTGAACGCTTGCAAAGCGCAAGCTTAGCAAGTGCTTTCTACCTGCCTGAGCCAAATCGTTTGCCAATGTTTGGGCTAATTGCGCACTACCACCTGATGCATGAACAGTTTTAGGTTCTCTGCGTAATGAGAAACCTGCATTCTCGACGACAGCGGTGCTAGCAGTGAAAAACGGCGCTTCATCGTCATTTGAAAGTGCCGAGGATAAAGCATCGTCATAGACCTGATGCCTCTGTGCTCCGTTACTTTGCCCTTCTCCATTATAGTCAAGGTGGTCCATGCGCGACTCAGCGTCGCCGCTGTTGCTCATTACAAGCCACTCGGTGGAAAGACCTGCGCAGATGTTGTTTCGATTAACATCTCTTGACGCGACCGCAAAATCTTCTAAGTTAACTTGTGTAGTAGAATCATCTCCTAGACTTACACTTGAAGAAGATGCGCAGCCTTTGTCACCCAACATCAAGGCTAGAAACGGATGTATCCCGCGTGCCCTGGGCCTCAATGCTAAGTCCAGAGGCTGTTGCTCATTTGTTTGCCCATGCTCAGGTTGAGGCGCGCTTGCTGCCTGTGGAGCATGGTTTTCCTGATGATGCAAGAAAGCTATCGATGGCGTTGCCATATTTATCTTCATACGTACCTCAGATTGTTTTCGACATGGCTCTTGGATCAAGGAGCTGGCTAGCTACCCTAAAATTGATAGGTGAGTGTCCAGATGAGCCATTCGGTTCCACGACATATGGGTGGGCGCTATTTCTCTCGACATTCCATCTTGCTCTGTCTCCACATATGCGTCAGCTGCTGATCACTCTCGCTCGATGCGAAGCAGGCGTGTGAGAAAATCCCTCTGTTACGTATCCATTAGATTTACGTCCGTGAGGCATTAACAAGTGGCAGGCTGAGATCGTAGACATCCATCATGGCCCCGTCCCGGTGACCGCTGGCCTCCTGTTTGTCCGCGCGGTTGCCGGCTGTGTCGGTAATCCCCCGCCGCTTAAGGTCATGCAGGCCAAACCGCTGCTCGACCGTTATGGTGCCGTCCTCGATGGCCGAGGTGATGAATCGTTGCCAGGCCGTATCCAAACTGGATTTGCGTAAAGCCCCACCGTGACTTGCCACGATGATGTAACGCCGGTCGGGACGAATCGGAACGACCGTCGGTTTGCTGGCCCACACCTTGGCCCGGTATGCCTTCGCTCCCTCCCACGCGGCGCGCAGACGTGGCGTCCAGCGGACAATGTTGTCCCGGCTGCCCTTGCGCCGGTTGGTCATAATCCCTTCAGTTAGTTCATGGGCATCTGTCAGCGTGATGGTCTCAATGCCCCGCAAGCGACAGAGGTAACCGATCTCCATTACATAGCTCAGATACTCCGGACAGCCGCCTTTCTCGTTCCTGGCCAAGCGCCCGAACGCCAATGCACGGTCGACCAGCGCTTCCATTGCCAGGTGTTCCGGCAAACGCCGGCGCTTGCGCTCCACAGGCGCTTCAATACCCTGCGCCGGATTGCTGTCGAGGTACCCCCGGTTGCGGCCCCACTGCAGCACCCGACGCAGGTAGCGTAGGACATGTGCCGCTTTGGACGGCGTGCCTTCGTCGGCCAGACGATCGACAATCCGCTGGATCAACGCCGCCGTGAATTTCTTCACCAGTAGATCCCCCAACGGCTTGCCCAGCTTGGTGGGGATACTCAGCAGGACGTCCCGCGAATAGCAGTAATCGCTGTGAGTCTTGAGGCTGAGTTTCTTGTAACGATCGCTCAAGTGAAACTGCGTGCAGACGTAACGCAATGTGCCTTTATCGACGCCCGAGGTTTGCTCCATGATCTGGTGCAACTCGGCCAGGCTCACGTCAGCAGGTGCCACATTGCGCCGGCGCTGCTTGCCTGTCTCGTCGTAATGCAGCGTGTACCAGACGCCGGCGTTGCGATGATCAAAATAGATGGCCGCTGGAAGAGCGGCCTGGTCGATGTGCGGGGGGATGTGCGGAGTGTGCTTCCGCCTACGCGCTTTCCTCATAGAATATCGGTGCCATAACTCTCTGAGGTTACAGGCTCTATGCCCGCAGCATGGTGGATGAGGTCCAACGTCGTCCACGGACCAGTGCGCCCCCGGAACATGCGGATCCCCTGAGTGATCAGCGAGCGTTCGACGTCGGAGCGGCGTTGGTAGCCGGTGATGCGCTGCAGGTCCTCAAAAGTGAGAACGTTGCTTGTTTGGGAGTTCATGATTGCTCTCTATCTCAAGCAGCAATCAGGGCAGTGTAACGTCCCGCCCTGATGCTCAAAGCCAGAACCTGACGGCTCAATTACTGGGGGAGGGGATGTCGAGAATGCTGGCCAGAACGCGCATGTCGTTGGCGCTCAGGTCACCTTGGGTCGTGGCCTGTGTGGCCAGGCTTTCAAGTCGCCCGCGAGCGTGCGGAGTCTTGTGCACCTGGTAACTGATCAATGCTGCGCCGATCAGGGCGATAGTCAGCAGGCTTTGGGATGGTGTGCTAGCCTTTGGATCGCTGCTGCTTGGGTGTTCCGTCTTCATCACCGTACTCCTAGTAGTGGTTGGTACTGGGGAGCTGCAACTCCTCAGTACCGTTCTTTTGCTGACATCATTGCCGTCAGTTTCTTATGGCTGCGGTCCTGCCCTGCGCACCAGGTGAATCACCAAGTCTTCCAGATCGACCAGATCTTCCGTCTCTGATTGCCATTCCAGCACCGCCTGGATCTGATCCCGGCTGCATTCCAGTACTAAAAGCTCCTGCTTTGTGGCGCTCCGAACTTCCAGAATCTCTACCAGGCCAGCAGCGCTGTATGCCTCGGCATGTACCAGCTGGTTTGCTTCGCCGATCCATTCGTGCAGTTCTTTCAAATGCTTGAGCTGCTTCGTAGCACCTTGCCAACCTTCGCCCGTGATGACTTGAATGTGCATATGCGTTCCTCCTTGTGGTAGTGATCAAGCGGCCTGAAAAATCCAGCACCGCACGGTTTTCGGCTTATCGGCGGCGTCGATATCCCAGGACGAACACACGTTGCGGTTTGTCTCGATGAACTTCGGGCACTTGCTAGTTTTTAGGTGACGTTTGAGTTCGGCCAGATCCGGGAGCTTCTGCCGCTTGTTCGCCGCAGCTTCGGCAAAGTCGTTCAGGTTCACCGCAATCAGCCCCTCATTACGAGAGTGGTTCAACGCACCAGCGTGGCTGTTCAGGTACTCGTAAAGCTCCCAGAACTCAACGACCATCGGGTGATCAGCGTTGATTGCCAGTTGTCGCTCTTTGGCCATGCTTTGAACCTCGGCATGGGCAGCGTCAACCTGGTGCTGCTGCAGCGGCACGACATGCACCAGGGCGTCGACCAGCGCATGCAACTGGGCGTGGTTCTTGGCAATACGCACCGTGCGGATCTCGGGCAACTGCAGCAGCCGCTGTTCATAGAGCGGCACACTCGCTTTCACCGTCTGCATCACTTGCGCTTCCCGGGTTGTTGCCATCAACAGAAAGCCACTCACCTTGTCGACTGGCATCTGCTCGAGCTCTTCCACCAGCAGTTTGGTTTTGGCTGTCTGGCCGTCCTTTGTCATGCCGACGTGGGCTATCCGCTGCAGGATGGGCTCAGAGGCGTTCACAGCATGGTTTTGGGCGAACACAAAAGCACCGCGGAACGGCGGTTCCCGCGTGTCGTTGCCGTTGTTCTTGACCCCGGTCGACCGGACGCTACGGCCGTTGTAAGCGGTTTTCAGCTCGTCCCAGTCGTACTGCTTAGTCGCGCTGCCATCTGTCTTTTCCCGTTCGGATTCGATCAGCACGACCGGTAGGTTGCCGACCTGGGCGAAGTTACGGGCGCGGGCGACCGGTGTGCCCTTGGATGGGTCAAAGCCTTCGTAGTCGAGGCGACCGAGCAGCTTCCACAGAAACTCGATCAGCGTGGACTTACCCGCACCGGCTTCGCCGACTACCTCAAGAAACAGATAGCTCTTCTGGTGTTGCCGGATCTGCTCCGCGAACAATGCTCCAAGCCAGTACGCCAGAACGACGATTCCTTTGGCCCCAAAGCACTGCCACAGAATGTCGAGCCAGCGCGTTGTGAACTTGCTCAGATCGGTGTTGATGTTCAGCGTGACGGACTGACTAAGCGTTTTAATGCTCAGTTTCTCCATGTCGAAAAAGTCTTCCTCGTTCAGTTTGTAAACCTTGCCGTCGCGCACTGCCACGTCGCCGTAAACGTAGGCACCGTGTTCGCGGGTGTAGCCGGTGAAGTCGATTGTCTGCACGGTCTTGAGCGCGTTTGTCTGCTCTTCAATGAACGCGTCCAGTTGCTGAGTGGTGCCGGTGAACATCCCACCGGGCGCGATTCCGAGCAGTCGTTTCTTGAACTCGGCGGACGAGGCGATCTGCGAGCTGGTAAAGGTGTTCTTGATCGGCTCGGCGTCGTGGGCAAACGTAATCCGGAAGTAATACCAGGACTCGTCGGTAAGCTTGTTCTCCTGGTAGTACAGGGCCTTGGGGTTGCAAGTGGCAATGCGCTGAATCGCGCCGCACTGCTGCATGGCCTTGGCCCGGCGCTGCTTGTCGTTCAGTAACTGATCGTCCTGATGCTCGCTGTCCTCGAGGTCTTGCATGGCCCGGTTGAATTTCTCCAGGTCGAGCTTGAACCAGTAGAGGCGGTTACCGAACTCAAGGTGGAATTCACTACGGTGTTTCCAGTCGAAAAGCACCAACGCCTTTTCCGTTACGTTGTCGGCGATCAAGAGGGCGCCGTGGTGCCTGGCAACAGTCAGGTCCTTCTGGGTCTGCTCGGTCCGTTTGTCATCCTCGTCTATAGCCCACCAACGCTGATGCAGATCGTTCCAGTCGACCTTGCGACCGTCACGCTGGGGGATCTGGGCCGCCTCGCAGACAAAGCCCAGTTCCCGCGCCTGGCGGACCCAGCGCTTGGTATATGCGTGTGCGCCTGGCTCGTTGTCCAATGCCCACACCAGCTTCGGTAATTTGCCTTCACGGTCTTTGGCGAGGCGCTTCAACGACTCGTCAGGAAATGCGTTGGACGACATAGCGGATACTGCTGCTACGCCGTGATGCACCAGCGCGATGGCATCAAAGATCCCCTCGACAATCCACAGCTCTTTGACCTCGAGCAGCTCGACACACGGTGGGCACCACCACACGCCTTTGTAGCTTTCGCCTGGCTTGAAGCGCGCCTTCATTTTCCCGAACCGGGCAGGGCGGTCAATCAACCGCTCCCAGTAGCCACCTTTTTCTAGTGCGAAACGCACTGTGGCGCTGCCGGCATCATGTTGTGACGAGAAGAAAGTGTCTTGAGTGAACCAGCCGGTAATCAGCGACATGTCGAAGCTGCGGGCAAATTCCATGTAGGCGCGAGCTGTTGCGGTAGGGGCGTTATCGGTCGCGGGTGCGCGCTTGCTCCAATCCTCAAACAGGTCGTCGTAAATCTCTTTGACGTGCAGCGTGTGACCACACTTCTCCTGCCGGCCGCAAATCAACTGCCACGGGCTGTCAAAGCGTGTGTATAGCTCCTTTTTGTTGCACTTTGGGCAGGTGCCGCCGCGCATATAGTTGGTTGATTTGCGGAGCTTCAATCCGTAGTCGGACTGAATGCGCTGCAGAACGTCGTGGCGTAAATCGTCTCTCATGAATGCTTCACTGCTTTGAGGCTTTGGCTCAGGGCTGCCATAAGGCGTTTTTGCGCTGCCATAACAGGGACGTGGGCGAGAATTGCGCCATGGCGTTGGCCGTCCGCTACAAAGCGGTATTGGTCGTCGTACCAGTATTCATTGAGCCTCAGGCGATACTGTTCACGCAGTGCTTCAAGCAGTGCTTGAGCCTCTGCCTGGGGCAATTGAGCGGTGACGATCACGGCGTTGGCCATCGTTAAACCTCGAATTTAGGCGCAGCTCACCCATACCCACTGGAGTGGGGCAGGCAATGTTTGGGGGTGTTTAAGTGGCGGGGGGGACGGGTTTGCCGTGGCCGGCAGCGATCAGGTGTTCATAGATCAGATGAACAGGTACAGACCAAGCGAGTCCTCGAATGGGATCACTGATCACTACTGTCATTTCTGCGCTTGCCTGAAGGTCTATACGCTGGCGACCGATGACTGCCAGAACGTTGCTGTAGGCCTGGTGCACCAGATGGTTCGCAAAAGACTCTTTGACCTCAAAGCTTTCGACCAGGTGATCGGTCGTTCGACTGAGCAGTTGGCCTAGATCGCCCAAATGCTCGCCCTGATGGCGCTCGATAAATGCCTGAGCTGCAGCGCGGATGGTCTCTTGATAATCCATATCAGCTGGTACGTTATTCATTTTTCAGTCCCTGATTTAGCGCGGTACAGATCGATAGCTGCTAACACTTCCGCATGACGTGCAGCCATGTGCAGGTTGTGTGCGTTGAGGATGTGTTCTGCCTCGGCCTCATTGATGCAACCGTCTGCAAGTGCCTTGGAGATCTCCAGGTCGACACATCCACGCTTTGCCGCCGCTTGAATGGAAAGGGCATACATCTCGACGTTGTCCAGCGAATCAGGATCAGCCACCGGAACGAACAGGCCGCCGTACATCGAGGCCACATAGTTGGGTAGATGCTGGGTTCCGGCTTCCTGCTCCAACTGGAACAACTGAGCATCATTTAGCGGACGACTGTTGTTGTTCTCGTAGGCGTGGTTATCAAACTTTTTCAAAGCAAGACCGATCCGAGCTGCAGCGCATTCACGTCCGCCTGGATAACTGCATATGATCGCGCTGACTACTTCACGGCGTGTCTTTAGAACTGGACTTTTCATGTTCTGCTTTTCCCTGCTGGTCCATATGATTACTGTGCGTTTGCGCTATCTTTCGGCGGGCATTCGATGCTTTCAGCGAGAATTCCCGGCAGTACCTCCTCCCCGATGAATTTCGATAAGTCGCGCAAAATGCAGAACGTAAGTCGCCCTTGAGGTAGCGAGTCGTGTCCGGCCCATCGCTGAACTGCTTGCGTGACCGTTCGAGCACCGTAGCCGTGACTCAATGCGAACTGCCGGAAGTTACTTCCGTGTTCGATCAATCGAGCCTGTATCTGTCGCTTTTCCATTCTGGAATCTCAGAGGTGGATGGTTCGGGTGTTCCTATTTGGTTAAGATGTTCTCAACTGGGCGCAGGTTATGTTCTCAATTGGGCGTATGTCAAGGGGAAAAATCCCGTATGGGAATCAACGATAGGATCAGGTTGGCTATCGAGGCCCGCGAGTTATCACTTAAAGAGGCTGCTAAGGTTTGTAGCTTGTCCTACAGCTCGCTGCAGAACTGGGTTGGAGGTATCCGAGAGCCCAGGCCTGAAGCACTAATAGCGCTAGGTTCCCATTTGGGCATTTCTATCGATTGGCTGCTAACCGGCGAGGGACCAATGCTGCGTGGCGGCCCGCATACGGATAGCAACAACGATCAAACGACCAGCCCTCAAGAGAAGGCGATACTGGCTTTGTATCGATCGCTGAGGGAATCGGACCAGCGAGATATACAAAGCGCTGCTGAGGAAAAGAAACGCATGAGGGATATCGAGCAGCGTTTGGAGGAGTTGACTACTGCCCTCGCCGACGTTAAAAAACACGCTTGAAACTCTAGTGTGCCTTTGTTAATCATCTTGTCCCTACCGGTCGAGCAGGTGATTGGTGAACTCATTTTTGATGATTCACGCGACTGCCTTCCGTCCCAACTGCTCAAACAGCTCTCTCTGTTTGTCAGGTGTCAGATCCCGTAACCGATCAAAAAGCATCACGTCCAGCTGCTGCCCGGACGGCCGGAGTGTGTGCGAAAACGTCAGGTTGGCCACCCATGTATGGCCGCAACTGGCGTCCAAGCATTGGCAGTACAACTTCACATACGCCCTCGTCACTTCCTCCCGTGAGCTGATCCGTCCCTTGTGCCCGCATGTTGTGCAATAAATCCGCATGTTCCCTCCCCAGGGCCAGCCTATGGCTACTATTTTGCCATATCCGTCATGGCATTATCTGTGCTTTCGGTCATATCAAGCCGTTACAGATGTGTCCGGCAGCGGTTTCCAGGCGAACCGCCTGTCCTCTCGCAAAGTCGCATTAGCCTGGTCAAACAGCTGACAGATCGGCCTGATCTCGTTGCTGGTGTAAACGCGATCGATCTTCTCGATGTCACCGAATCCGCCACTGTTCTCCGGGATGATTCCGGCCAGCGCAGGGTTCATGCGCCAGGCCGCGATCACGTCGTTGCGCGTGATGTTCTTGACCTTCTCCAGTTCGTCCTTGGCCTGGAAGTCACCCACCGGGATGATCTGAATGGCCTTCTCGGAACCGCCCGGAATGTTGACGAACATCGATCGGAAGTTGCCCACGCCTTTGCTGGCCGTGATCTGGGCACGTAGCTCGTCTTCGTCCTCTTCGGTCAGGTTCGGGTCGTTGGTGTAGAAGATGTATCCCGCGTGCGCGCCGTTGCTGTAGTAGCGCCGGCGAAACAGCGTCGCGGCTTCGTTGAGCAGCAGCGCCTGCAGGCCGCCCAGGTACTCAGGCACGCCATAAATGTTCTGCTCTACGTCGTAGTTGAGGACGTGCTCGATCTCGTCGGCGTCAAACTCGGTTTCCTTACCGTTCTGTTCCAACTGGACGAACCCACCGTCGACCTTCACCCGCATGTTGATGGCAGGCAGATGTCGCAGCTCCAGAATCTGGCCCAGCAGGTTAGGCACCCGGTAGAAGTACGCTTCGCCAAACACCATGAAGTCCAGCGCAGCCCGACTCATATCGGCCACTGACAGGCCGGCTGAAGGGATGAACTCACGCAGCAGCAGATTGCGTTTGAACCCTGGTATCGCGCCGTGGTGTGCGTTGGCCTTGAGCAGCTTGGCCAGCCCCCTGCGTGAGACTGGCGGCGTGAAGATACGACCGTCGTCGCTGGCGAACACGCCCAGGTACTGCGCGATGTTGTCGGTCAGCACGGATTCCGGCGCACCGAATGTGAATGCACGCATGGGCCGTTGCGCCGGTTTTTCCTGCTGCAGGGTTTTGGGTTTTGCCATGGGAAGTTGATCCAGTGAGTGCGTAGCGACTGCGCCGCCTTTTGTCCGTGTTGAGGGGTTCGTACTGCAGGGCGTGCATGACCGCCCATGCCACGTCCGCGTGACCGGTCGCGTCGGTTCGCGACGCGCTGTAGGTCACCTGGCCGCTGGCGGTTGTGCCGCGCTTGATTGTCAGGAAGGCCTGGGCGATATCGTTCCAGCCGGCGTCCCACTCGATGCGGCTGCCCTGGATGGTGTCCTGCGCCTTGAGCACCAATAGGTTCTTGGTTTCCAGGCTGTAGTGGATCGAGGTCGCACGCGGGTAGAAGTCGCGCACCAGGTCGAAGACGCCGTAGCCGATGCCGGTCGTGTCGATCCCGATGTGCTGTACGTTGAAGCGCTCGGTCAGCTTCTTGACCTGCTCGGCCTGGTACTTGAACGACTGACCACGCCAGCTGTGCTTCTCCAGGATCCGGAACTTGCCGCCGTTCTCCAGTGGCGGTGCGATGACCACGCACGTCGCGTCGTCGCGTGTCCGGCTCGGGTCGTAACCGATCCAGACCGGGCTGTTGCCATACGGGCGCGGATCGTCCGGGTCGAAGTCTGCCCACAAAGACAAGTCCGAATAGCAGCGTTCCAGATCTGCCAGGGAAAACGCGCTCTGGCTGCTGTCGATGAATTTGCACATGAACAGCTGCTGGAACTTGTCGTCGTCGTACTCCAGCTGCAGCTGCTCGAGGTCGAACAGATCGCAGCCGCCGGCGATGGCGTCCAGGATGGTGATCACCTTGCGCCACTGACCGTCCGGACACAGCGCGCCGGCAGAGATCTGCTTATCGCTCGGCCATGGCTCCTTGGCGTTCTTGCGCTTGCTGTTGCGGAACTTCTCGCCTTGCCAAAACGGATAGGCCTGGTGCGACACGGCGCTGGGCGTGGAGAAATAGGTTTTGCGCCACTTTTTATGGGTCGCCATGGCGCTGGCCACGGTGTTCAGTTTTTCGAAGTCGCGTATCCAGAAATATTCGTCAACGTACACATGGCCATGGTGACCCTGCGCAGTGCTGCTGTTGGTGCTGAGAAAGCGCAGCTCGGCCCAGGGCTTGCCGTCCTTGCTGAGCACGATCGGGTTGCCGGTCAGCTCCAGGCCAAACCACGCCTGGGCAAAGGCGATGATGTAGCTGCGGAAAATCTCGGACTGGGCGCGGCTGGCCGACAGGAACACTTGGTTATCGCCGGTCAGCACCGCGTCCATGAAGGCTTCGCCGGCGAAGTAGTAGGTCAGGCCCACCTGGCGGCTTTTGAGGATGTTCCGGATCCTGGCGGTCAGCGGGTTCTGTTTCGCGGCGAACAGCTCTTTCTGGTAGCCGTACATTTTGCTGATGAACTTGTCGAGAAAGTCCACTTCGCGCAGCTCGCTGACGTCGTTCTTGACCTTCTTTTCCCGCTTCTTGCCGTCTCGCTTGCCACGCTCCCGACGCTCACCGCGTTGATCATCGCGGCGATGGCCATCGTCGTCCTGGTCATCACGGACCGGCGCAACCACCGGCTTTACACACTGCTTAACCAGGCGTTCGCGAACAGTCGTCAACCGGTCCAATTCGTCCAGCTCGCCGTTGGTCAGAGAGTCGGCTTTCTCCAAAAGCAAGGTGATACGCCGGCTGACGGCGGTCAGCGGTTCTTCATCCGTCATCATGTCTTCCCAGCCACCAACGCGGATCCAGTGGTACACGATCCGGATGTTGGGCAGGTTCAACTGCGCCTGAATTTCCTTGGCCTTGTGACGGCGCAGAAACAGGCGTTTGGCGGCTTCTTTGACTTCGGTTGAGTAGTACATGGGCCGCAGTCTATGCGGCGAAAACGCGGAAAACGTGCAGTTAAATTTCGCGTTTCTCCTATAAATCGAATATCGGAGAAACGCGAAAGTAAACCGTTTGTTGGAGGCGTTGCGGCTCCCTATCTTGGGGCCTCAACTTACCGATGAGCGCAGTTCTTCCCATGCCCCGTTCCCTTGTCAGCTTCTGGAAACGCGTCGCCACCAGCGGTCCTACCGTCGATGGTCGCGTCATTACGCCCCAGGAACTGCGCGACATCGCCGAGACGTACAGCACTACTACTTACACGGCCACCATCTGGTCCGAACATGACCGCTGGCCAGGCTCCTACGGCACCGTGTTCGCCGTGCGCCTGATCGAGGACGTCGGGGGGCTGGCCCCCGGCCAAGTCGCGCTGGAAGCGCAGTTGAAGCCCAACCAAAAGCTGTTGTGGCTCAACGACCAAGGCGAAAAGCTCTTCACCAGCATCGAGATCATGCCCGACTTCGCTGGCACCGGCAGGGCGTACCTGACCGGCCTGGCCGTCACCGACGAGCCGGCGAGCTTGGGCACTCAGGAACTCTACTTCTCCCGCAATCCCGGCAATCCCGGCAAACGCGTGCATTACGCGGCGGCCGTCCCGTTGGGGACGATCGGTGAAGAGGAACCGCAGGGCGAGGTGGCCAAGCTATTCAGCCTGTTCACCGGCCTGTTCAAGCGCTTTGGCATTGAAGAGGTGCCAGCCGAAACCACCCCGCAACCCCCTACCGAGAGCAAACCCCCAATGGATGAAGCTACAGCCAAAGCGCTGCAGGCCTTAATCGAACAGCAACTGATCGTCGCCGCCGGCATTCAATCGCTGATTGACAGTTTCGCAGAAGCCCCGCCGGCACCTGATCAGGCCCCGATCGACGACGTACAGACGGCAGTCGATGACATTGTCGCCACAGCAGAGGGCGAAAAGCAGCTGAGCCGAGAAGTCTCTGCCAACGCTGCCGTTCTCGCTGGTTTGGCCAAATTGGACGCCCGGTTCAGCGCCTTGCTGGATAAGCCGGAAGGCCGTCACCTGTCACGCACCACCGGTGCCGCTGACCCTAAACCAAAGCGGGTACTCTGACATGGCCCAGTCACTGAGCGCATACGGCGCGAAAATGTTCGCGGCCCTACAGGTCGCCCTGGCTGAATCCTATGGCGTCGAGCTGGCCAGCAAGACGTTCAGCGTCGAGCCCTCGATTGCCCAGGAACTCAACGAGGCGATCACCCACAAGTCCGATTTCCTGCAGCGCATCAACGTCATCGGCGTGACCGAGATCAAGGGTCAAAAGGTGTTCCTCGGTGTGTCGGGTCCTGTGACCGGTCGCACGAACACCAAGACTACCGATCGCGAAGCCAAGGACGCATCGGCGCTCGATGACAGCACCTACGAGCTGTTTTCCACCGAGTCCGACGTCAGCCTGCCTTACGCCAAGATCGACGCCTGGGCCAAGTTCCCGGACTTCCAGCAGCGCTACTCCGCCGCGGTGCAGAAGCAGATCGCACTCGACCGTCTGATGATCGGTTTCCACGGTCTCAAAGCCGCGCCGCAGACCAACCTCACTGAATTCCCGATGCTGCAGGACGTGAACAAGGGCTGGTTGCAGATCGCTCGCGAACAGATCCCGGAGCAGGTTCTCAAGGAAGGCAAAGTCGCTGGAAAGGTGACGCTGGGCGAAGGTGGTGACTATGCCAACCTCGACGCCCTGGTGCATGACACCAAGCAGATGGTCGACGAGCGCGTTCGTGATGGCGGCGACCTGATCGCAATCATCGGCAGTGACCTGCTGGCGGCTGACAAAGCCAAGCTGTACGCCAAACAAGGCGATCTGCCAACCGAGAAAGAACGCATCGAAGACGCTCAGGTCATCGCGACCTATGGCGGTCTGCCGAGCTTCAGCGTGCCGTTCTTTCCGGTCAACGCCGTGGTGGTCACCAGCTTCGACAACTTGTCGATCTACTTCCAGGATTCCAGCTGGCGCAAGCAAACCATCGATAACCCGAAGCGCTCCCGCGTCGAGGATTACAACAGCCGTAACGAAGGCTATGTGATCGAGCAGCTGGAAAAGTTCGCCATGACTGAAAACATCGAATTGGTGAAAGCATGAGCCTGGCACTGGCGCACAAACGCCGCTTGATCGCAGAAGGCCCAGCGGCTGCGATCGCCGGTGCCCAGATGGCTTATTCGGCTGACACCGCGCTGTCCAGTCCTGCCAATGCACGCAAGCATTTGAAGCTGATGGAAGACGCCTTGGCCGGTGATCTGGAGCGCATCAGCGCGATCAATAGCCGCGAGCAGCGCCAGATGCTCAAGCGTGACGAGCTGCTGCCCAAGTACCTGGATTACGTACAGCGGTACCGCGATTCGGAATTGAATTTCCAGAACTCGGTGCTGGTATATGTCCTGATCTGGCTGTTCGACACCGAGCAGTTCACCCAGGGCCTGGAGCTGGCCGACTTCGCAATATCCCAGGGCCAGGCGCTGCCTGAGCGCTTCAACCGCGACATTCCGACCTTCGTTGCAGACGAGGTGATCGACTGGGCCGAGGCGGAATTCAAGGCCAGGCGCAGCCCTGAGCCCTACGTTTCCAACCTGCTGCCCCGTGTCGACGGCGAATGGCAGCTGTTCGAGCGGATCCCGGCTCGTTACCACAAGTTGCTGGGAATGATCGCGCTGCACCGCAAGGACTGGCCTGTAGCAATTCACCACTTCGAACGGGCCGAACAGCTTTACGAAAGCATCGGCGTAGGGACACGCCTTTCTGACTGCCGCAAGGCGCTGGCCAAGGCGCAAGCCAAAGAAAACGCCGGCAACGGCACCGAATAACCGACTACCCCCCCGGCGAGAAACTGTGGATGTGAGCCAACCATTTATGGCCCTGACCCACTGAAACAGTTTTCCCGCCCCTAATGCAAAAAGCCTTGCGCATGGCGCAGCTTTAAGAGGTTGCTATGTTCATCGGGTCACTGCGAAAGGTTATCGATATCAACTTCCCCCTCGGGGAAAGTTGCGGTCGTCCGCAGATCACTGCCCCCAAGAACCTGGACGCATCCTCTCAGTGTGCTCATGTACCTGTCAGCGATTTTCAACGCTGCCAAGACGACATCCGGATGAAGATCGCCGTTTGTTTCAAGGCTAATAAGTGCAAGCGTGTGTGCCTGCCTAAGCTTTTTCTCTTTGAGGTATTGCTGGCGTTTTATGGCCAGTTCACGCTCTCTAAGCTTTTCTTCCAGGTAGATAATCTTTTTTCCTATATCGTCCATTTGCCGTCCTCCTCCGTTGCTTGCAGGAAAAGTATATGAGGTTTTCCGGCAAAGCTCAGGAGTTTCTGAGCCAGTGGCGATATAAGCTCTTTAGCGCATCACTGCAAGAGCTTATTTATTGTGACTTTCCCGTCCGGGAACGTCGCAGTAATTTCTACCTGACTGCCTCCAAGGACCTGGACGCATTCATTCAGAGTGCTGACGTACCGGTCAGTAAGCCTCAATGCCTCCTTGACTGCATCAGGATGAACATTCTGCGTGCGCAGGCACATCATCGCCATTGCATGTGCTTCCTCGATCCGTCTATCAAGGATCTGTTGCTTACGCCTTGCCGACGTAAGGCGCTCTTTGAGGCGCATTTTCAGAGATACAAACTTTCCTTTCCCATCACTCATGGTCCGCAGTCCTCCATTACAGGCGGGAAAAGTGTATGAACTTTTCTGGCAAACCTTCATGGTCAGCAGACGAACGGTGCCTTAAGGCTGATAGCAGATTATTACGAAAGTTTACTTGTTGGCACCCTTGCATCAGGGAATGTTGCGGTGATCTCCAGGTCGCCGATTCCCAAAACCTGAACGCAATCTGCCAACACAGTGGCGCAAGTGTCAGCGATTGCAAGTATGTCTTCGACGTTTTCAGTTTCGCGGTGCTCCCCATCGAGCAGTCGGAGCGTGATGGCTTGTGCTTGCTCAAGCTTATTTTTGACATCATGAATCTTAAATTTTTCAGCCATTTGGCGCTCTTTAAGCCGCGCACTCAGCGATTCAATCCTTTCTTCGTCATCGTTCATGACTCGCAGTCCTCTATCGCATGGAGGGGGAGTGTATGAGCTTTTCCGGGAAACCCACCACCTTTGTTGAACAATTCGTCAGAAACGACGGTTTCTGGCCTGATCTTGCAGTCTCCGAGTTTCAGAAAGGTTACCGCCTGCCAGCGGAATACCTGGTAGAGATGCTGGCCGCCGATCTGAACATGGCCATGGTCGAGGTCAATACCGATCTGGCCAAGTTAAAAGCGCGCTGGCAGGGCGTTGGCGTGTCCAACGTTGAATCCGCAGACACCACCATCCTGCCAGAGCGCACCTTTCAAGCCGCGACCTATAAGCGCGCCGTCTACAGCCGCGCCAAAGCCAGCCTGCTGACTCAGTTCGCCACGGTCAATCGCCGCGAAAGCGCCGAAAACGTGGGCAAGGAACTGCCAGAGCGCTCCGAAACCTTCCTCGCTTTCAGCCAGGCTGCTGTGCGGTCGCTGCAGGGCCGTGGCCGCATCACGGCGGCGCTGCTGTGATCAAGCTCAAGGCGTTGACCGCCTACCTGCTCGAGCGCCAATTGGTCGCCCCTGAGCAGCTCGACAGCTGGACCGACCAGGTGCAGGTCGAGCTGGTCTGGAAACCTGACACCCAAGGCATGCACATGGGTGACATGCATTACGGCGCGACCATCTCGATCGAGCGGTTCGCGGATCACCCGGCGCGCCTGTTTGCCCTGGTAGGCAGCTGGCTGGAAACCCACGACCAGGACCGCGACGGTCTGCCGAACGTGGTGTTCGATGTGGTCATGCTCGACAACGACCTGGCCGACGTCGACATCAAGCTGCAGTTCACCGAGGCGCAGTACCTGGCCGAGGATCCTGCCGGCGAGATCGAGGCCTTTGGCAGTACCTGGTCGTTCGTACCGTTCGAATTGTGGGTGGCTGAGAGCGGCGAGGTGACCGGTCATGGCCTTTGATCTGGACATTCGCGGCATGCTCGAAGCCCAGGACCTGCTGGCCTTGATGGAGCTTCCGACGCCCAAGCGCAGACGTCTGTTGAACAACGTTGCCAAGCGCGTGCGCAGTCTGAGCCGCCAGCGGATCCGCAACCAGCAGAACCTGAATGGAACCCCGTTCGCTGCCCGCAAGGACACGTCCAAGGGCAAGAAGAAGATGGAAGCCGGCCTGGGCAAGCTGCTCGATGTCACCCGCCTGACCGGTACCGAAGCGGAGCTGGGCTGGCGTAACACGCTGACCCGTTGGGTTGCCTCGCAGCAGCACAACGGCGTGTCCGAACGGCGCACCGCCGCGCAGATGCGCCAGTGGAACAACGTTCCGCCGGGCACCGCCGCTACCGAAAAACAGGCCAAGAGCCTGCGCCGTCTGGGTTTCAAGACCCGTCAGGAAGGCAAAAAGACCCTGACCCGCCCATCTGTGGCGTGGATCCAGCAACACCTGAACTACGCCCGGGCGGGATTGCTGATCCGCGTCCTGGACGACGAACGAGCCGAATCCACCGGTGCGCAAAGCTGGAACATCCAGCTGCCTGCGCGTCAGTTCCTCGGTGCCAGCGACAGCGAAACCAGCCAACTGGTGCACCTGGTGCTGCAACAAATCCTTAATTCACCCCGCTAACGAGGCACCGCTTTATGGCACTCGGCAAAGTCAGCGTTAACAATCTCAACCTCGGCCAGGGTGCCGTGAGCGAGATCGAACGCTATTTCCTGTTCATCGGTCCCGCCGCCAAGAACGTCGGCAAGCTGGTCCCGTTGGACACCCAAAGTGATCTGGACGTCCAGCTGGGCGTTGCGGACAGCGACCTGAAAACCCAGATCCTGGCAGCACGCAGCAATGGCGGCGATCGCTGGGCCTGCATCGCCGCTCCGATCGCAGGCGAAACCACCTGGCAACAGGCGCTTGAGAGCGCGACCCGCAGTTATTCCTTCGAGGCGGTGGTGATCGTCAACCCGGTTACCATTCAGGCCGAGCTGTCGGCGATGCACGTTGCTGCCAATGACCTGAGCAACAAGCTGGGCCGCCGTGTCTTCGTGCTGGCGGCCACTGCCGGCATCGCTCCGCAACTGAGCTGGAGCGCTTACGTTGTCGAGCAGAAAACCATTGTCGACGGCCTGGCTGCGCCTCGCGTTCTGCCGGTACCGCAACTGCACGGCAACAACCTGGGCGTGCTGGCCGGTCGGCTGGCCAATGCCGCCGTGAGTATTGCCGACACGCCGATGCGGGTTGCCACCGGCGCGGTCTTGGGCCTGGGCGCTGAGCCCAAAGACATGGATGGTACCCCGCTGACCTCCGCGGTGCTTTTGCAGCTCGACGCAGCGCGTCTTTCTGTGCCCCAGACGTACCCGGACTATCCGGGCACCTACTGGGGCGACGGCAACATGCTGGACACCCCTGGCAGTGACTTTCAGGTGATCGAGAACCTGCGCGTCGTCGACAAGGCAGCCCGCCGCGTGCGCGCTCTGCTGATCCGCTACGTGGGCGACCGGACCCTGAACAGCTCGGCCAACAGCATGGCGACCACCACGTCCAAGCTGATGGCCCCGCTGCGCGCGATGGCCAAGTCCACCAAATTCGCCGGCCAGGTGTTTCCAGGCGAGATCGAGCAGCCCAAGGACGGCGACATCGTGCTGACCTGGAGGAGCAAAACCTCTGTCGTGGCCTACCTCAAGCTGCGCCCCCTCAACTGCCCGAAAGACCTGACCGCGAACATCGCGCTGGACCTTTCCGTTACGGATTCGGAGTAAACCATGGCCGCAAAAATTGGCGGTAAGAACTTCGATGTGAACTTGGGCGATCTGCTCGTTCACGTCGAGGCCGGCACCATCGACATCACGGACAACAGCACCGTGGCCCAGACCAAGGGCGTGCCCAATGGTCACGTCGACGGCGATGTCGCTGCAGCCGGCGAACTGGAGCTGGACACCACCAACTTCAATCTGCTCATCGAGCAGGCCAAGACTGCCGGCAGTTTCCGCGAGCTGGAGCCGTTCGACATCGTGTTCTTCGCCAAGGCCGGCGAAGAGGAACTGCGCATCGAGGCGTTCGGCTGCAAGGTTCGCGTGTCCAGCCTGCTGAGCATCGATCCCAAAGGCGGCGCGAAGAACACCCACAAGGTGCCGTTCGACGTCACCAGTCCGGACTTCATCAAGATCAACGGCGTGCCCTACCTGGCTGCTGCTGAGATCGAGGGCCTGACGTAATGGTCTGCCCGTTCGATCGTGCGCAGGCTCTGGAGCAGCGACAACGCGACCAGGCCATTGCGGCCCAGTTGGCCAAGCCGCGAGCGAGCGGGCCGAGCCTCACTCATTGCCAGGACTGCGACAAGGAGATCCCACCGGCGCTCCAGGCATTAGGCGGCATGACCCGTTGCGTGCCTTGCCAAACCCTGACCGAAAAAGGACTTCGCTGATGAGCACCAATCAAGCTGCTCAGGACACCGCCATTGCGTTGGTGAAGGCGTCGCCCGCGATCGGCGTCGCCGCCACCGGTGCGACCGGTGCCGTTGACTGGTCCGCCGTGGCCTACATGCTGACTGCGTTTTACATGGTGCTGCAGATCCTGCTGCTGATCCCCAAGTACCGCCAGATGCTGCGGGACTGGAGGGTCAAGCCATGAGCCTGCGGGTCAAGATCACCGCCGGCGTGCTGCTGCTCTGCAGCGCCACGTTGACCGCCTTCCTGGGCACCTGGGAAGGCAACGGCCAGAACGTGGTGTACGCCGACAAGCTGGCCAGTGGTTTGCCCACGGTCTGCAAGGGCATCACCAGGCACACCAGCCCGGATCCAGTGGTGGTCGGTGAATATTGGTCGGATGCGCGCTGCGCCGAGGTGGAAGGCCTGGTCATCGCCAAGGGGCAGTTGAGCCTGGCCGACTGCCTGACCAACCAGGCGATCGGGCAGAACACGTTCGACGCCTTGAGCAGCCATGGCCACAACTTGGGCATGCCGACGACGTGCGCAAGCCGTGCGGTTGGCCTGATCAATGCGGGCCGCATTGCCGAGGGCTGCAAAGCGCTGGCCTGGGCTTCCGACGGTATGACGCCGGTGTGGGCCTATGTGACCGGTGCCGATGGCCGTAAGACTTTCGTTCGTGGCCTGCACAACCGCCGGCTCGCAGAAATGAGGCTGTGCCTGCAATGACCATCAGCCCGCTGCGTCTTGCCCTGTTTTTGCTGGTGGTCGGTCTGCTGACCTGGTGCGCTTTCGAGTACCAGGGCAACCAGCTCGTCGTTGCCCGCGCTGAGCTGGTCGACGCCACTGCAGATCTGCACACCGAGCGAGAAGCGACGCGCCTGGTCCGCGATCAGCTGGCAGCGCGGGACCAGCTCGATACCCATCACACCGAGGAACTGAACCGTGCCCGCGCTCAAATCAACACTCTGCAGCTTGCTGTTGCTGATGGCAGTTACCGGCTGCGCATCAAAGCTTTCTGCCCCGCAATGCCCGGTACCGCCAGCGCCGCCGGCCTGGCTGATGCAGGCAGCGCCGAACTCGCAGCAGACGCTAGACCGGATTATTTCACCCTCAGAGACGAGCTTGCCCTAAGCCGGCAAATGATCCTCGGCCTGCAGGACTACATCCGCCAGGTCGTGCAACGCACGCCGGCACAACCCTGACCCTTTACAACTCAACCTTACGGAAACACCGACATGAGCGAAGTAAACCGCAGCATCACCCTGGAACGTGGCGACAAGGAATTCACGTTCAACCTGACACCGCAGGTGATCACCAAGTACTTCAATGCCACGACCCAGGCCAACAAGGTCGCCCCTGCCCACAACCTGCTGATGGGCACCGTCAAGGACGAAGACAAGGCGGCACTCAAAGCGCTGCTGGAAAACCCGATCACCACCATGACCCTGGCCGGCGCGTTGCTTGAAGAGTATTCGCCGGACGTTGAAGTGATCGTAAAAAAGCCCTCGAACATGCCGAAGGCCTGACCCAGGACGGGCTGGGCCAGTTGCTGGCCCTGACCCAACGCTGGCTGCCTGGCGCTGAGCCCACCATTGAAAGCATGGGCACTGCCAAGTGGCTTGAAGACGAACACTGGAGACGCATGGAAATTGCCGTCGCCAACGGCATTTCCACTGCCTTTAACGGATAACCCTGATGGCTGACCGTTCCGCCCGCCTGGCTTTCATCCTGAAACTGACCGACAAGGTCAGTGCCCCGTTGGGCAAGGTGAAAACCAGCTTTAGTGACCTTGCCGCCAAGAGCCAGCAGAACATCATTCAGATGGGCGCGGGCCTGGCCGGCATGGTGGGGGCGGGCAAGGCCATCACCGAATCACTGGAACCGGCGCTGGAAGTGAACCGGGCGCTAGGCGACATGCGCGCCTTGGGCACCACCGAAGACGCGCTGGCGTCGCTGAACCGGACTGCACTCGAATTCTCGATCACCTACGCCACCAGCGCCGCCGAGTTCGTGACGTCATCACGCGTCATCGATGGAGCGATCAAGGGCCTGGTCGGCGGCCAGTTGGCCACCATCACCAGTGCCAGCAACCTGCTGGCCAAGGTCACCAAGTCTGACGCCGAAACCACCGGCGCGTACCTGGGCACCATGTACAACCTGTTCAAGTCCCAGGCAGACAAGATGGGCCGGGTGGAGTGGGCCCAGCAACTGACCGGCCAGACCGCGCTGGCGGTGAAGCTGTTCCGCACCGATGGTGCCCAGTTGAAAGACGCCTTTAAGGAAGTCGGAGCGATCGCCACCCAGGCCGGTGTCAGCTTTGCCGAACAGATGGCGGTGGTCGGTACGCTGTCCAGCACCATGGAAGGCGGCGACGCCGGCGGGCGCTATAAAGCGTTTTTCGAGAATCTGGAGGCCGCAGCCAAGAAAACCGGTCTTACGTTCACCGATGCGGCAGGCAACGCACTGCCCATGCTGCAGATCATGGACAAGCTGCAGGGCAAGTACGGCGACCTGACCAGCGCGGCTGCCGGCACCAAGCTGATGGAAGTGTTCGGCGGTGAAGGTGCCCAGGTGATCGGCGCGCTGGCCAAGGATACCGATCGCCTGCGCAACGGCATTGCCGAACTGGGCAAGGTCCGGGGCCTGGAGAACGCCGAGAAGATGGCCAAGGCCATGGTCGACCCATGGCAGCAGTTCGGCAAAGCCGTCGAAGCGCTGCGCATCGCCTTCGGCCAGTCCCTGATTCCGACGCTGACCCCACTGATGGATCGCCTGGTGGGCATTGCCAAGACCTTGACCCGCTGGACGCAGCTGTTCCCGAACATCACCCGCATCATCGGTATCACCACACTGGTGGTCTTTGGCTTCATCGCCGCGATGTCGCTGCTGACCCTGGTAGTCGGGGTCAGCAAAATGGTCTGGCTGGGCATGCTCACCGTGTGGAAGCTGCTCACCTGGCAGGGCTTCAAATCGATCGCCATGTTCCTGTTCCACACGGTCATGGTCGCGGCATTCGTCGTCGGCCTGATCGGTCTGTACACCTGGATGGCGATCGTGCGCGTCGGCATGTTGCTGTGGCAGGGCGCGATCTGGTTGGTCAACGCCGCCATGCTGGCCAACCCGGTGCTGCTGATCGTGGCCGGCATTGTACTGTTGGCCGCTGCCGTGGTTGCGGCGGTCGTGTACTGGGACGATCTGTGCACGGCGCTGATGAACACCACCGCGTTCCAGTGGATCAGCGATCAGATGGCCAAACTGTCCAGCTGGTTCGACTCGATGGGCGGCTGGTCCGGCATCGCCAAAACTGCCTGGGACAGCATCCTGTCCACGGTCAAGGGCGCAATCAATGGCCTGATCGAGATGGCCAACAAGATCCCCGGTATCAACATCGAGACCACGTTTGGTGATCTGCCCGAGCCGCCGAAGGTGCCCGATCTGCCTGGTCAGGTGGGCGCACCTGTACCGGGTCCACAACTGCCGGCAGTGGTGACCACACCGCCGGCGGGCACCACACCGGGGGCCAAAGTCGCCTCGGCTGCACAAACTCCGGCTACCCAGACGCCTAAGCCGCTGGCCCTGGTGCCGGCTGCCGTCGCCCAGTCTGCGCGTGCGCAGGTTCCAGCGCCTGCAGTCCAGGTGAAACCTGCACCGCCTATCAGCCTGCCGCAACCCAACGTGCTGCCCTTCAAACCGCTGCAGATGCCTGCTCCGCAGATCAGCCAGGCCGACCCGATCATGCTGCCGCCGGCGTCGGCTGACCTGGCGTTTTCGATGCCGGCCAAAGCGGTACTGCCAGAGCGCGTCGAGAAGGTCATCGAGCTGCCCGCCAAATCCGACAAAGGCATCGAAGCCCGCAAGGCGATCAACGCCAATACGTCGATCAGCCCCACCAAACCGCAGGCCGTCCCCAAAGGAGGACTGATGCAAAGCTTCCAGAACCAGAGCAACGCCATGAACCCTAACCAGCGCCCCGGCACCCACGTCGAGACCTTGAACATCAATACCTCCAAGCCGATGACCCCGCTGGAGCTGGAAAACATGATGGCCATGGCGGTGGGCGGCTGATGAGTGAATACGTTGATCTGTTGATCATGAACAACGACCTGGTACTCGATCCGGCCCGCCAGCCCCTGCTGGTGGATGACCGCGCCTCGATCGCCCAGGACATCGCGCACCTGATCCGCGAAAGCGGCCTGCTGATCACCCTGGTGGCCGAGCGCGACCGGCTGCGTCAGCGTGACTGCATTCAGCAGATGGAGCTGCTCGTCGAGGATGATGAACGCCTGGTACCAGGTACTGCGCAGATCGAGCAGACCCAGCCGGGTGTGTACCTGGTGACCGCCACGACCGTGAAGTTCGGCCAGGTGGAGATCACCCTATGACCGTCGACTTCAAAAAGGCGCTGGGTGATTCCGGCATTCCAACCACTGAGGCGCAGCTCAAACAGGCCTGGGAAAAGCTGGCCGTCGAGCAGGGCAGCACGCTGACCAATACCAGCGCGTACAGCCCTTTCTGGCGGATCATCACGGCGCTGGTCACCAAGCCGGTGCTGTGGCTGCTGGAGTTCGTCAGCGGTACGGTGCTGCCGAATTTCTTCGTCAAGACAGCCGGTGCGCATTGGCTGGACATGCTGGCCTGGGCGGTGAACATCGAGCGCAAGGCCGCGACGGTGGCCGTTGGTGAACTGCTCTTTACCCGCGCCAATACCGGTGGCGAGCTGGAAGTGCCGATCGGCACTGTCGTTCAGTCACCGACCCTCAATGGTCATATCTATCAGTTGGTGACCACCGAACCGCGCAGCTTTGAAGAGGGCCAGAGTCAGCTGGTGGTACCGGTTAAGGCCGTGGGAGCCGGCAGCGGCTACAATCTGGCACCTGGTTATTACGCCGTGCTGCCTCAGTCGGTACCGGGCGTTGTCCAGGTTGTGAACAATACCGACTGGCTGCAGACGCCTGGCGCGGATTCCGAGCATGACGACCAGTTGCGCCTGCGCGTGCGCAACCAGTTTTCGGCGGTCAACCAATGGCACACCGACGCGGTGTATCGGGCGATCATCACCGGGTTTCCTGGGGTTGCCGCTGACGGCGTGTACTTTGAACACGGCGCACCGCGTGGACCAGGCAGCGCCAATGCCTTCGTACTGTTCGACGCCGGCGTGCCCGCCGATACCTTCCTCGAGCAGATCAACACGCATATCCGCGACGGCGGTAACCATGGCCACGGCGACGATCTGCTGGCCATGGCCATGCCTGAAACCCTGCACGCGATCAGCGTCAACGTCTGGCCGGTGGCCAACCTCACCGTGCTGCAGCTGCAGACGCTGCAGGCCGAGATCGGGTTGTTCATCCGCGCCGCTTTTCGTGAAAGCACCCAGAGCGACTACGCACCGACCCGCACGTTCCCCCAGTCGCGTTTCAGTTTCAGCCGTCTGACCGAAGAGCTGCACATCCAGTTTCCGGACATCAGTTCGTTGCGGTTCGCCAACAGCGACATCGTCTCGGCCTTGGACATCCCGCGCATCAGCACCCTGGCGGTGGTCCTGCAATGATCAAGCTCAAGCTGCCGTTCTGGCTCGAAGGGCTGGAGCTGACCAAGCTGGTCACCACCGCCCAGCTCTGGTGGGAACAGGCCACCGAATGGCTGCGCTGGCCTTATCTGCAGTTCGACGCGGACACCTGCCACCTGTCCATTCTGGAGCTGTGGGCCTGGCAGCGCGACGTGACAAGGTTTCCCGCCGAACCGGAAAGCCTGTTCAGGTTGCGGGTCAAGTACGCCTTTATCAACTCCGTGGACGCCGGCAGCACTGCCGGTTTGAAACGCATCCTGGAGCGCCTGGGCGTCGGCTACGTCGAGATCCAGGAGCGTATGCCCGAGCGCGACTGGGACGTCGTGCTGCTCACTCTGAGCGATTCCCAACTGTCCGAGAACCCCGACCTGTTGCGCGTGCTTATCCGTCAGTACGGGCGCACGTGTCGCCGGTATGACTTCGTAACCATCACCCCGGTGCGGCTTGCTGTTGCCCTGGTGGATTTCAATGACGATCAGCAAACGCTGGTCGCCAGCCTTTAGGAGCCCTCATGGCTGCAAGTATCACCCTCGCCGGCGAGAAACTGATCGCCCAGAAACAAGCGGCCAACCTGCCGCTGACCGTGGCCCGCTTCGTGCTGGCCAACGTGCCCGGCCTAAATGTGAGCGGCCCGGTCAATCGCGCAGGCGTGAAGCCGCCAGCGGCCCAGATCGTCTACACCGCAAACATAAGCCAGCAGGGTTACGTGAACCCTAACCAGGTGGTGTACAGCCTGCTGATGGGCACCGATATCGGTGACTTCGACTGGAACTGGATCGGCATGGAGACCAGCGACGACGTGCTGCTGTCGGTCGCCTACGTTCCGGTGCAACAGAAGCGCAAGAACATCCTGCCCGACCAGATCGGCAACAACGTCACGCGCAACTTCCTGGTGGTGTTCGACGGTGCTCAGCAACTGACTGGCATCAAGATCGACGCCAGTACCTGGCAGTTCGATTACACCGCGCGCATGAAAGGCATCGATGAGCGCGAGCGCATCAGCAACCGGGACATGTTCGGGCGCGCCTGCTTTTTCGGCGCAGGCCTGCAGCTGCAGAAGGTGGGCAATGCCTACCAGCTCAATCCGGGCGTGGCTTATGTCGAAGGCGTTCGCCTGCAGCTCGATGCGGTGCTGCCTGTGACCGTGCCGGCAGTGCCGACCAAAGCGTGGCTGGATGTGGTGCTGCAGCGCGAGCTGAACGATGTCGTGGCCGCGTTCAAAGTTGTGTTCGGCCAGGAAGTGAAGGTCGACTACACCGACAGCGCCTCGGCCAGGCACTACCTGGTGCCGTTGGCCGACATCACCGGTACCAGCAGCTTGGTCGACCTGCGCCCGATCGAGGCGATCGACAGCGAGTTGGTGAAGCACTTCGCTGCTCGGGTTGGGGACTATCCAGATCTGCGCGCCCGTGCCACGACCAAGGAAGACGTGGACTTGGGCAACCTGCCCAACGCGATCAGCGACGATCCGAACAGCAACAGCAGTGCCGTGCTGGCCACCACCAGAATGGTCAATGCCGTGCGCACGGCAATCAACCAGGCGATCGCGTCAATTGTTGACGGCTCGACTACCGTTGGCAGGGCCGTGCGTCTTGTTACGCCGCGAGCCTTTCGATTCAACGGCGCAGCCAGCGGCATAGGGACCTATGACGGCGCGAGTGATACCAATATCACCCTGACGCTGGCCGATAGCGGTGTAGCGGCAGGTACGTACACAAAAGTAGCCGTCAACCTGAAAGGCCTAGTCACCAGCGGCAGTAACCCGACAACTTTGGCCGGCTACGGCATCACCGATGCCTACAGCAAGGATGACGCGAACAAAAGTTTCGTGAAGCAAGGCGGTGGGCCTGACCAGAAGGGCAATCAGATCAACATCGGCTGGACCGGCGCGACGCTCAAAGCGAGCGTCGACGGCAACGATCTGGGCAGGATCTGGACGGAAACCTCATTCAACCCCAACGACAAGGCCAACAAGGCTAATACGCTGGCCGGCTACGGTATCGGCGATGCCTACACCACCACTCAGGTCAACGACCTGGTGGGCAGACGGGTACTGGCCGACTCCATTGTTCACGCCGGTTTTGCCAGCAACAACACTGACTATCCGTATTTCCGTCGCATCTCTGATGACAAGGTCTATTACCTGCAGCCGCAGATCGGTTACACGCCATTGCAGCAGGGTGGTGGTGCCGGCCAGAAGACCAACAAGGTTTATATCGGTTGGTCAGACGTCGGTCTGAAATTGACGGTCGACGCCACAGATATGGGCCGAATCTGGACGGAACAGTCGTTCAACCCCAACGACAAGGCCAACAAGTCCAACTCGATCGCAGGCTATGGCATCACGGACTGTTACACGGTCACTCAGGTTAACTCTCTCGTGAACCAGCGCGTCGCAGGGGATGCCATCCAGACCGCCGGTTTCGCCAGTGACAACCCGGAGTTTCCCTATTTCCGTCGTACCTCTACCGGTGGCATTCATTACCTGCAGAACCGCCTGGGGTTCACGCCCGTGCAGCAAGGCGGCGGAGCCAACCAAGCCAGCAACCAACTGCGTCTGGGCTGGGCTACCAATGGCGCGGGTGTTAGGGCGCAAGTAGACGCTTCCGACCTGGGGCTTCTGTGGGGCGAACAGAATTTCTACCGCCCTGACAACAACAACTTTCTGGCGGTATCCATCACTGCGACTGAAGTGCGACTGCCCGCTGGCGGCACTTGGTGCTATTCGCTGATGCACTACTACTCGGGCGGTGCCGGCGTGATCGGTCGAAGTGGCCAGGCAGCTGGCGGCACCGTTATTTCATTCAGCGGCGGAAGCACCATTTACGGTTTCGCCTGGAGGTACGCAGCATGACAGACGTGAAACTTGAAACCCCTGAAGAGGTCCTGCCGCCGATTTTCGCGGCTCCCGAAGAGCCAGTGGCTTTGGGCGTGTCCTTCTCCGATGTGGCCACTAAAAACGATGGCTCGTTCGTGATAACCGTTGCTGGCAACCGTTGTCATGTTACCCAGGACTACAACCCGCCGCTTTACCAGGCTGTTGTCGACTATCTGGACGCCGGTGGCCACGCTACCGAGTACGCCGAGGACATCGTTGTCCAGGCCGACCCGGCGTTGCTGGCCAAGCTCTGGGTGGAGCTGCGTTTGAAAGTCTCGGACAACTTGGTATCGCAGTACCGCGATGCTCGCGATCTGGGCGGTGAACTGCCGATCACACCCGAGCAGTTCACCCAGTTGCTGACCTGGCGGCAGGCAGTGCGTGAATGGCCGCAGGTGCCTGGCTACCCAAAGGAAACCACGCAGCCGGTTACACCGGACTGGATCGAAGCGGTCTTGCTCGATGGCGAATGAATGGGCACCGATCAAACTGCAATGGCCGGTGCAGGCCACACAGTGGATGGATCAGATGGCGGACGCTCGGGAGTTGATCCAGAGTGAAATGGTCATCACCGGCCAGCGCGTATCGACGCTGGCCGATATCGCCAAGACCAGCCCTGGTCTGATAGCGGGTGCCGCGAAATCGGCGATCAGCGCCGGACGCGATGCGTTGGTCGCGCAGTTTGAAAACGTCCCGTCCTGCATCGTCGTGACGCCGTTTCAGCACGGTGTAGGGCAGGGCAGCGGTGGCCATCAGCGCTTTTTGTCTGCGCCGAACCTGCTGCAGCTGCTGGCCGACAAGCTGACTGACACCACCGACGCTGTGCGGCCCCAAGGTCAGCAAAGCGCCCTGGTACTGATATTCCTCGCCACACGACTGGACCAGCTCGCGGCGACGTTGGGTCGGTTCAACGTGGTGTTGCCTATGCCTGACCTGGTGCGCGCCGAGCGCCGTGCCGAACACCTGGCCAAGCTGGAAGTGGAAAAGTGGGTGATGCCGATCGCCGGGCAAATGCCGCTCTGGAGCCAGTTGCCGCTGCAGCGCTGCCCGATCACCAAGCTGGCCAGCCAGTCCATGGCCGGTCAACTGGCAGTACTTGAGGGCTATGCCGCCGACAGTTCGCCGATGGCGGACCTGGCCGATCTGCAGGCCCGAAAGAAGGCACAGGTACAGGAGCGCGAGCAGCAGCTGGCCGACCTGAAAGCCCAGTTCACCAACAGTGCCGACGATGTATCGATCCAGTCGAGGATGCTAGGACCGGGTGATGTGGGCCAACTGCGCCGCGAACTGCTCGAGGGCGAAGCACCAGGTCATGAGTGGCCGCTCTGTGCCGGCGCACTGTTGGTGGGCTCTGCAGAGAGCCTGAGCTTTGTTCAGGAACTGGTGGGCCTATGACGCTGCTACTCAACGGCGAACAGATCATTGGCCACCGGATGAAGCTCACGGCCAACCTCAAGATCGAGGCCGACGAGCTGGGCGGTCAAACATCGGGCACCGACAAGTCTCACAAGGGCTTCAAGCCCAAGACGCTGACTGTAGCGCTGACGATCCCCTACAAATCGCTCGAAAATCTGCGCACCATCATGCGTCTGGCCGAGGCGACTGCAGGCGGTGGCCAGCTGCAGACGTACCGGATCGTCAACGACACGGCCAAGGCCTTTGGCATCCGGCAGGTGACGTTCTCTGATGGGGTCAGCGCCCGTGAAGACGACACGCTGGCCCAATGGATCGTCCAGTTCACCCTGAGCGAGAAGCTATCCAACCCGGAGAAGGTCGAGAACCGTCGCGCCGGCAACGGCGTGACATCTCAGTCAGCGCCTGGCGATGGTGTGGCGGGCAGTGGGTCCGGATCGGGCGCAGCCGAAGAGCTGACCGGCTTTGAGGCCGTGCTCAAGAAAGTGGACACCTACCTGGGCGGCACGCCATGAGCATGAAACTGCACAAAGTGCTGACAATCGACGGCGTGGCTACGCCGCTTATCAATGACGATGTTCGACTGGACCTTAAGAGTCCGGGCCGCGCCACGTTCACGATCAAGACCGGCGCTACTGTCAAAGGTTTGGTCACGTTCGATATCGGCTACAACGAAGCGGTCCTGCAGCGTCATTTCATTGGCTATGTCGAACGATGCACTGCCACCAACGGCATCGAGCAGGTGGTGCTGTGCCGCGAGTTAGCCGCGGTGCTGGCCAACCCTTTGCCCATGAACCTGCGTCATGTGGATCTGCGCGCGGTGCTGGCCGATATCGGCAGCAAAACCGGGCTGCGTTTCCGGGTCCCGGATCAGGCCTACACACACATAAAGACGCCGTTTTTCTACAACCTGGCCGCTGGATACCAGGCGCTAGACAGCATGGCGCGGGTGTTCGGCATCAAGGACTTTATCTGGCAGCAACAGGGTGACGGCGAGATCTACGTCGGTGCCTGGGCTGACAGTTTCTTCGGCGCTCGGTCGCCGTTGCAGTTGCCGGTGAACCTCTTCGACGGTTACCAGGGCAGCCAGAGCGCAATGATCGCGGCCTTGCCAGGCCTGCGACCAGGCGTATCAATTAACCAAGGCGAGCGGATCACGAACGTGACGCTGGCCGGCACACAGATGGCCATCAAATGGACGACGCAATCAAGCGCAGCGTAGAACGACAATTCCCTGAACTCACCGGCGGCTATCACTTGCCGCGCTTCGCCAAGGTGGTGGCCGTGGCGGATGCGCCGGCCAGCGCCGGGCTGTGTGACGACTTCCGGCCGCGCTTCTCGGTCGACCTGCAGGTGATGGGGCCTGATGGCGAGATCGACACGACGTTGCCGGTACTGGCCGGCGTGCCGCTGCCCATGCCGGTGGGGGGCGATGAGATGGGCTTCTTTGCCTTTCCGGAGGAGGGCACCAGCGTGGTGGTGTGCTTCGCTTATGGCCTGCCGCACAAGCCCTACATCCAGACCATCCTGCCGCATGGCCTGACATTGCCGAAGGTGCCCAAGGGTGACCAGGTGTGGCAGCACAGTGACGCCGTGCAACAGCGCGTCGACGCGGACGGCAACTGGCTGCGCAAAACCGACGGCAAGATCCAGGACCAGGCGATCGAGCGCGAAGTCGACGCCATGACCAACACCGAAAGCTTTCAGAGCCACACCAGGACGGTGGACGACCATTCGACTGAATCAGTGGGTGGCGTGAAGAAGATCGAGGCCCTGGGCGCGCTCAAGCTGCTGTCAGGCGGATCCGCGAGCCTGGCGGCAGTGGACGACCTGCACCAGGCCACCGGGCGTGACCTGAACCTGGTGGTCGGACAGAAGCACAACGCCACGGTGGGTGGCGACATGCACGAACGGATTCAGGGGCTTCGTGAGAGCATCACCAGTAAGAGCCAGCGTTTGCAGGCTCCGAAAAACTGGGTTGGGTCGGGCGGTGTGAACATCTTTCAGGTGGTGTGCGACTTGCTGGATCTGGTCCAGGATATGAACACCCAGCTCGCTGCACACACTCATGGGCCGACGCCGGTGCCCGGCAACGCGGGTGCGTTTACAGCGGATGCGACCAAAGCAGAGTTATTGTCAGCTAAGCTCAAGCCAGTAACGCTCTGATCGATACATCACCCCTATGGTTTAGGATCTCGGGAAAGTTACTCAGATCCGTCATCATCTTTTTCTTCTCCCCAAACGACTTGCGATAAAACTGAAACTTAAAATCTTTGCAGGTTACAGCTATGTTCTGAATTTACGAAGAGCTTTAGCTGCCCCTTCGACAAGAAATGCTGATGGTACAAGCATTACGAATACTATCGTCGTGAGAACCATAAACTCTCCGTCCTCGCTACCGATTATGCCCAGGGCATTTGCAGCCGAAGCATAAGTATCTAGGCCTGTTTCAGTTTGAAGTAACCAGCCCATCAGGCCTAACGCAACAAGCCATTTAGTGAGTAGCGCAGCCAGCACTAAACTTAATACACCCTTTGAGATGGTCTTCGTTATTTTCTTCATTTTTTTTCGCTATTCACTAGAAGCAGATACATCAATTACACCATAATACCTTAAATTCGTTCCCGGGAGATTTTCGCCACGCTGACTGCGAAGGTGTTTCTTAAGCTCATCGAATCCAATCTGAGAGGTAAGGGTGATACATCCTTGGCTTATACCGCGTGGCCCAACGGGGTGGAGCCTAAAAGCGCCACGCCTGATGTTATCAATGGTTGTCTGATCATCCACCTCGCCATCATCTCTGTAAAGACCAAACCACTCCCCCCTATCCGTACCAGCTAAAAAGTCCTGTATGGGTTCTTTAATCCACCCAAGGGTACCCCCGCTCTGCCGATCGACAATAAAATATCGACCAGTTGGAATTGCACCCTTGCTTTCAACAGACTGATACTTCGGGCTGTTAATAAAAGGGGCGTCCATACCCGAAAACGCTTCATAGCTAGCTTGCCCGCAACGCAAATTGCTCACAGGTTTACTATTTAACGAAAAACTACAGTACGCAATATTAGGGTTGTTAGTGTTTTCAGACATGCCGCGCCCGTCCTTGGCCAAGATTAAGCGTAGATTTTATTTTTTATACCGTCCCACCCACCTGCAATTTGTCCGCCACCTTGACCGTCGGAGCGTTTCTGCTGTGTATAGAGAATTTTAATGCGCCCATAGTTAAGACGTACAGTTTCAGTCGGGAAACTATTTTCCATCGAGCCATTGCCGTTGAGGGATACTGATGAAATTATAACTTCTTCAAGCTTGATCTCTAGATATTTTATTTTGTCAGTTCCTGCACGATTTACCGCAATAGTAACCTCTTTAAAATGCTTCCCGCTACAGCAAGCCTCATGAAGTTTAGGTGTGGATTTATCCACCGTTTTGCGAAAGAAAAAATCACTCATGCTGGCTCGCCCGCTACATGCTCCGCCGGCACTTGTTGCAGTTGCTGATGCTGACTGGCTCGCACCAACATCAAAATCTAAAATTTCAATCCAATCTTTAAATAGTGCATCAAGAGACTCGCCTGGAATACCCTCAATCTGCATATAAGTGTCAAACGCCATAGTGTAAATCCCTTTCTAAAACGTAGGAAGCACTATGGTAGCTGAATTTTTAGTGTTGATGTATAGGAATCTTAATAACCTCTATGACGGCAGCAACGCTCCGCCGCTGAAGAAGATTGAGGTGCTGGGCGGGCTCAAGCTGCTGTTAGGCGGATCCGCGAGCTTGGCCGCTGTTGACGATCTGCGCCAAGCGACCGGGCGTGATCTGCACCTGATGGTCGGCCAGAAGCACAACGCCACAGTGGGTGGCGACATGGTGGAGAGGATTTGTCGCGCCCAAATTAACTTCGGAATAAAAAAGCTGAAAGAAAAGCACTTATCCCCCTCCCGCCGACGGGCTTCGCGTCCGTTTTTTTTGCAAATCTCGATGCAGTGCAATAGCCCTTCAAGCCCAAGCGGGCCGTGGGCCTCTGCGGCTGATCAGCCATTTCACAGAGTGCAAAGTTTTGCAGAGGAATGCAGTGGGATTGCACTGTGGACCTTGGAAAGGCATTCAGGAGCTCTGTGCAGAAGCCCCCGGTTTCTCTGGGTGAAAAACTAAAAAATACCCTGAGACCAGGGTTTTCGAAATCAGAGTCGATCAAATCGCACACCGATTTCGGTCATAGCCTCGTTCGTAGTGGATGGGCTGGAAGCCCTGAGCGACAAGGCTCGTAGGTCAGTTTGGAGATTTCACTGCGTTACACAGTTACTCACGGGCTTGAAAAACCATGCACCTGACTGTTTTCTTCAATAAAACACTGGCCACGTTCTTGTTGGCCTCGACGAATTTCGGCTTAACGGACTCGGTTAGAAATCTGCGGAGAGATGAGTCGATCTGTAGCCCGCAACCATGCTTGTCCAGACGTGATTGCAGATCTTTGAAGTTGATCGCGAGCAACGACTCGGGTGCCGCCGAATGGTTGTACTGTTCGCCTTTGCCATCCAGTAGGTCGAGTGCTGACCAGAAGGGAATCAATGCGTCCTCAGCTGATTGTTCGGGCAAGCCAATGGTATCGAGGGCAGGTATCGGTATGCAGAGCAGCGCAGAAAAATGGGCGAGCTGGTCATAGATCGCCGAACGAAGCGCCATGCTCCTGGTTCGATTCAACTCCCTCAGGAGGAAAACTCGATGGCGAGACAACGCGATCTGGTCAGTGACGCATAAATCCTCGGACATGTTGATCTCCTATGCCCCGACCGGGTCGATGGCGCTGAAACGTGACCGGAACGTGGGATTTCGTTCTGAAAATAGGGGTGGGGTAAAAAAAATAGCGATATTAGCTAGATGTGAGGAAAAAGGGGTTGGTGGCCCCGGTTTTGCTGGGTCCTTCATATAGCAGGGGATAGCGATATGGTAGCTATATGAATAGCGATATTTTACCAAACCCCCGGAATCATTGGGTTTTAAGGAAGGTAAATATTACTGTTCATAAAGGTAATATTATCGCCTTCATATCGCTTCAATATCGCTATTTCCCGAAAACGCTGAGAGCCTTGATTTACAAGGGCTGTAGCCGTTTCCAGCAACGCATATTACTAATATCGCTCTTTTTTTCTGCCCCAACAAATTTTGAGACGCTGCCCTTGGGTGGGCTGCTTGGGGAGGTGCGGACGTGTGTTGGCGTGTGCGCTTTTGCCGGCGCGAGTAATCACGTCTAAGGCCTGGTCAGGCGCAGTGAAAAGATGGCTTGTTACGTGGCTTGTTACGTGTACCGCAAAAAACAAGGGCCTGCATCGCTGCAAGCCCTTGATTTATATGGTGCCGGCACCAGGAGTCGAACCCGGGACCTACTGATTACAAGTCAGTTGCTCTACCAACTGAGCTATACCGGCGTAATGGGCTGCGAGTATATAGCTTCTGATGCGCTTGTAAACCCTAGCTGTCTGATTCAGTTGAAAAAAATTGACCGTTGGTGCTCCAGGTGGGATGTGGGCGGGTGGTGGTGCAGGACGTTTCCTTCGGTTTAGGGGGATTGGTCTGTTTGATGTGTGTGAGCTCTGCGCTTCTGGAGGCTGATTTTGCTTCTGCTGCGGGCGGCTTGAGCGTCAAGGAAGGCCGGATTTTTAACCTGGCCTTGCAAACCGATGCTTCCAGCGTTGATGGCTATCTGGCGCATGAAAAGGCGCTGAGCGGGGCTGGTGGTTTTGGGAAAGATGCAGGGCTGTCTCTTATACAC